AAAAACAGGCCGCTGCACAGGTAGCTAAGCTGAAGAAGGCTAACGCTGCTAAGAAGAAAGCTAAGCCAAAAGCTAAGCCTAAGAAGAAGGCATATAAGCCTTACTAAATGACTGAAGTCACAAAGGTCGAATGCATACGCTGTAAAGCGTCGCACCCCGAGACACTGTACTCGGGGGATGATCGACTCTGTGTTTATTGTAAGGCGGATATCGCGGAGCAAGAACCGCTGCCCGCGAACCCCGAACCGGAGCCCACGGTTGAAGAGTCGTTAGAAGATAAGGCGCGCGCGGAACTTGCTCTACGGTTCCTGACTCGCAAACGGCTACTACCGTTCGTGGAGAGGTTTAACCCTGATTACCAAGCAGGTTGGGTACACAAAGATATATGTAAGCGACTAGAGGAGTTCTCTAGAGATGTCAGTGAAAAGAAGTCTCCAAGACTTATGCTATTTATGCCGCCTCGACACGGTAAGAGCACGCTTGCGTCAGTGGCATTCCCAGCTTGGCACCTCGGTCGAAACCCTCAACACGAGTTTATCAGCTGTTCCTACTCTGGTTCTCTCGCAATGGGGTTCTCTCGTAAAGTCCGTGGACTCCTACGTGAAGAGGGATTTAAGTCAGCATTTAAAACGCGCCTCGATCCACAGTCGCAGTCTGCTGAAGCATGGCTTACTACTTCTGGCGGCGGTTATGTCGCTGCCGGTGTTGGTGGCGGTATTACTGGTAAGGGTGCTCATATCCTTGTCATCGATGATCCGGTAAAGAACCGTGACGACGCCGAATCATCGAACGCACGTGACTCTGCTTGGGACTGGTATACATCTACGGCGTACACACGTCTTGCTCCTGGTGGCGGTGTGTTGGTTATCCTTACTCGCTGGCACGATGATGACCTTGCGGGCAGATTACTTAAAGCAGCAGCAGATAATGGCGAGCAATGGGAAGTTGTTAACTACCCCGCCAGAGCTGAGGTTGACGAAGAGTTTCGCAAGCAGGGAGAAGCTCTGCACCGAGAGCGATATGACGAAGAAGCCCTTAACCGTATTGAGAAAGCAGTTGGACCACGAGACTGGTCTGCTCTGTATCAGCAGAACCCTGTAGCTGACGATGGTGACTACTTCACCAGAGACATGATCAATTACTACGATCGTGACGAGATTGACGAAGACCGTATGCGTTACTACTGCGCGTGGGATTTGGCGATCGGTAAGAACGACAGAAACGACTACACCGTCGGCATCGTTGTAGGTGTCGATGAGTATGACCAGATGTTCGTGATGGACATGGTACGAGGCCGCTTCGATGGCTTCGAATTGGTTGAGCAGATACTCGACCTCTATGAAGTATGGAAGCCGTCAATCATAGGTATTGAGAAAGGACACATCGAGATGGCCCTCGGGCCGTTCCTCGAGAAGCGCGTTCGTGAGCGTGGGCTCTACGAAGCGTACTTCAAAGATCTCAAGACTGGCCGCAGGGACAAAGAAGCGCGCGCCAGAGCAATCCAAGGTCGGATGCAACAGGGCATGGTATTCCTGCCCCGTGACGAAGAATTTACAGGCCCTTTGGTAGCAGAGTTACTGCGCTTCCCTAACGGGGTACATGACGACCAGGTAGATGCCCTGGCTTGGATTGGTTTGATGATGACTGAGTTCAGCACGTTTGCTGAAAAGGTCGAGCACATCCCAAGCTGGCGAGACAGGCTTCCTGGATTACTTAAAGGTGACCGGACCAAATCGGCAATGAGCGCATAACGATGAAAAAAATGAAGAAGATAGATCCTGCGAAGGAAGAAGAAATCACCCGTACTCAGTGGGCTAGGTACGAACGCGCACGAGACAACGGGCACTTAGACTACGTAGAGATGGCACTCAAATGTGATGAGTACTACCAGGGTGACCAATGGGATCTCGACGACCAGGCGGCACTAGAGCAAGAAGGTCGCCCCGCTCTGACGATCAACACTATTCTCCCTACTATTAATACGATCCTCGGTGAGCAGTCGACGCGCAGAGCTGACATTCAGTTCAAACCGCGAAGAGGCGGCGATGGCGACATAGCCCACACCCTGACTAAGTTGTACATGCAAATAGCCGACAACAACAAGTTGGACTGGGTCGAGCAGCAGGTCTTCTCAGACGGTTTGATTATGGATGGTCGCGGCTACTTCGATGTTCGTATGGACTTCAGTGACCACGTTGAGGGCGAGATCCGAATCACGTCTAAAGATCCGTTAGACATACTGATTGATCCAGACGCCAAAGACGCTGACCCAAAGACGTGGAACGAGGTGTTCGAAACTAGATGGATGACTCTCGACGAGATCGAAGAGCTCTACGGTAAGAAGTGCGCAGACCGGCTGCTGTTTGTAGCAGAGAACGGCATGAGCTTCGGGCCAGACTCCGTGGAATATCAGGAAACTCGCTTTGGAGATACGGAAACAAACGATGATTATTTCGGAGCTGGTGTACCTGGCGACGAAGAGTACCGCAACGTTAAGGCGCTGCGTGTCGTTGAACGGCAGCATAAGAAGCTGAGCCGAGCGATGTTCTTTGTAGACCCTGACACGGGTGATCAGCGCCAAGCACCTGATGCTTGGAGCGAAGGTAAGAATAAGAAGTTTGCCAAGCAGTACAACTTAAACCTAATAAGCAAGGTCATTCGGAAGATCCGTTGGACCGTTACTTGCGATCAGGTTGTCCTGCACGATGACTGGTCTCCCTATAACCAGTTTACGATTGTTCCATTTTTCTGCTACTTCCGCAGAGGTCGACCATTTGGCGTTGTTCGCAACCTGCTATCTCCACAAGAGCAGCTAAACAAAATAGCGTCTCAAGAGCTGCACATAGTTAATACTACAGCTAATAGTGGCTGGATGGTTGAGTCGGGATCATTGGTCGGTATGACCGCAGATGACCTCGAGGAGCACGGCGCAGAGACAGGTCTTGTACTTGAGTATGCACGAGGTACCACACCCCCACAGAAGATTGGCGCTAACCAGATACCAACTGGTTTAGACCGTATCGCGCAGAAAGCTGCGTTGAACATTAAGACTATCTCTGGTGTTAACGACAGCATGCTGGGCACGGACAGCGCAGAAGTATCGGGTATCGCTATCCAGGCTAAGCAGAACCGTGGCGCGATTATGATCCAGGTGCCACTAGACAACCTGCGTAAGTCTCGTCAATACCTAGCAGAGAAGATCCTTAACCTGATCCAGACTTTTTACACGGAGCAGCGTGTTATTCAGGTGACCAACGAAGATGATCCTCTCAAGCCCCGTGAAGAAATGGTTATCAACGAGCAAACACCAGAAGGGCAGATTATTAATGACCTGACTATCGGTGAGTACGACGTGATCGTTGCCACTGCACCAGCTAGAGACAGCTTCGATGAGACTCAATTCGCAGAAGCCATCGCGCTACGACAGGCAGGAGTAGTTGTACCTGATGATGCAATTATTGAGTACAGCCACCTAGCCCGTAAAGGCGAACTGGCTAAGCGCATCCGTCAGATGACAGGCCAAGAGCCACCAACTCCAGAGCAGCAAGAAGCTATGGCACAGCAGCAGCAGGTTCAAATGCAGCAGCTACAGCTTGAGATGGCGAAACTAGATGCTGATGTTAAGAAGACTCAGTCTGAAGCCGCTCTGAACATCGCCAAAGTGCAAGACACTACCGACGTTGATCCACAGATCCGTATGGCAGAGATACAGGCCAAGATAAAGATCAATGAAGAGCAGCTTGAGCTACGCCGTGAGTTGGCTGACTTGAGCGCAGCTTCTAAAGAGAATCAATCACAAACCAGCGCTGCTACGAAGTTAGCTACAGCAGCATTTAGCAATACCAACAGGAACAACAGGAGTTCTTAAATGAGTAAGCAAGAAGATAAAACAGAAGATAAACCACTTGAGTTTGACGTAATGCCAGGAGCGGATCGGCCCGATGAAGATGATGCCTCTACGCTTGATTTAAGTTTCGAAACCCCTGAAGAGGAACCCGAAGAAGTTGCAGAAGAAGTTGTGGCAGAAGATGCAGAAGAGGAAACCGTTGCCGAAGAACCCGAGGAAATTGTTTCTGAAGATGAACAAAGTACAGAAGAAGAAACAGAACCAGAAGCCGAGCTAGAAGAAGAGCCGGTAGTTGAGGAAAAAGCAGCTAAAAAGCCGATGGTTCCAAAGGCGCGCCTCGATGAGGTGTTAGCAAAACAGAAAGCCCTACAGAAACAGCTAGATGAGATCAATGCAGCAAACGAAAAAGCCGAAGAAGCACCTGAATCGTACGATTTCGATGCAAAAGAAGTTGAGTACCAGAACATGGTGCTTGATGGTGAGACAGATAAAGCTGTCGCGCTGCGCAGAGAGATCCGAAAGGCAGAACGCGAGCAGCTAGAGTACGAAATGCGTCAGGAAATGAGTCAAACGGTGAATCAAGACCGCCAGATGACTGCATTACAGCAGGCTGCGAACGCTATGGAGGACGCTTACCCCGTCTTTGACCGCAACTCGGACGATTTTAACGAAGATATGACTAACGAAGTCGTTGAACTGCGTGATGCCTTCATGATGAAGGGCTACGAAGCTGTAGATGCGCTGTCAAAAGCCGTTAAGTACGTCGTAAAAGACCACGATTTAGACCAAGCGCAAGAAAGTGCGCCAAGTCTGGCTGGTAAAGCGCAGAAAAGTGATGAACTAGCCAAGAAACGGGCGCAAGTCAGCAAGAAATTGAAGGCTGCAGAAGCCCAACCACCAGAACTCCCAGGTGAAAGCTCCTCAAACCACGGCGAGAAAGGGTTAGACCTCTCGACGATGACTGAAGAAGAGTTTGATGCCCTGCCTGAAGCAACTTTAAGACGCCTAAGAGGCGATATTTTATAACGAGGTAACCATGCCAGTTAAAAAAGACCCACGATTAGCCCGAGCTGGAGTCTCGGGCTATAACAAGCCTAAAAGGACTCCTTCTCACCCGAAAAAGTCGCACATTGTTGTGGCAAAAGAGGGCGACAAGATAAAAACTATTCGTTTTGGCGAGCAAGGCGCGTCCACTGCTGGCAAACCCAAGGCTGGAGAGTCAGACAAGATGAAAAAGAAGCGCGCTAGCTTCAAAGCACGGCACGCAAAGAACATATCCAAGGGCAAAATGAGCGCGGCCTATTGGGCTAACCGCGCTAAGTGGTGATCCGATGGCTAGAAGTGACGAACCCAAGTGGAAACGCATTGTTGCTGCTGTAAAGGCAGGGTCAAAAGGCGGTAAACCTGGACAATGGTCAGCCCGCAAAGCACAACTAGCCACGCAACGCTATAAAAAGTCAGGCGGTACCTACTCTGGAGCGAAGACCAAGGCTCAGAAGTCCCTGTCCAAGTGGACCAAAGAGAAATGGGGTACTAAGTCTGGCAAGAATAGTACCCAAGGTAAGAAAGCTACTGGCGAACGCTATCTGCCTAAGAAGGCTCGAGAGTCTTTGAGCAAGAAAGAGTACGCAAAAACCAGCGCAAAGAAGCGCCGAGATACTAAGGCCGGTAAACAATTTTCCTCGCAACCTAAAAAGATAGCGAAGAAAACAGCACGTCATAGGTGATCTAAATGGCCGAATTATCTGAAGACACTGCGGTAACAATTCCGCTGAGGAATCTGCTTGCAATGATTGCGTTTACATCAGTATCTACAATGGCGTACTTCTCTGTACAAGAGCGGTTAAACACCCTTGAGCATGCCTTAGACAAAACTCAGATGGACATACAGTCCAACTCAGAGTTTCGGATTAAATGGCCCAGAGGTGAATTAGGCGCGCTGCCTGCTGATGCACGACAAGATATGCTAATTGAATACACGGCGGGGCTTGTTGATAAACAAATAACTAATAGTGAAAAACTCTTAGATGACATACATAACCTCAAGTTAAGGCTTGCTGCCCTAGAAAAAGGTGTAAGTACAGAATGAGATAGTTGTTGCATTGCAATATTAGCTGTACTAATATGATTTATACGTCCATCACTACGATATGTGGTCGGCCCGTAGCCGTAAAAAACGTAACCCTCGCCTACATAGGCGTAAAACCTGTCGAGGTCGCACCTCGTTAATAAGCGCTAACCCGTTGCTACACGATACGTAGATACGGATTAGCCGCTCCTTTAAGTCGGCTGATAAGGCGGCATGTGCCGCATAAATTATTTCGTCAATTTAATAGGAGGCCATCATGGCTTTAACAAATTTCGGTACGCTTACTGGCGACCAACTCCAAACCTGGAGCCGCGACTTCTGGAAAGTAGCTCGCAACCAATCTTTCATCAACCAGTTCGCTGGTTCTGGTTCAAACGCAATGGTACAGCGCGTAACTGAACTGACTAAAAACCAAAAAGGCACCAAAGCTAACATCACTTTGCTTGCTGACATGACTGGTGACGGTATCACTGGTGACAACACGCTGGAAGGGAATGAAGAAGCCCTCCGCGCGTATGACATCACCATTGAGCTGGATCAGCTACGTTTTGCTAACCGCATCGCTGGCCGTATGACCGACCAGAAGACTGTAGTTAACTTCCGTGAGCAATCACGCGACGCTCTTGCTTATGCAATGGCTGACCGTTGTGACCAGTTGGCATTCTTGTCTATGTCTGGTGTTGCATACACTCACAAAAACAACGGCGGTCTGCGTACCACTTCTGGTACAGCTGGACACGAGTTGGTTGACCTTGAGTTCGCTTCAGACGTATCTGCTCCTACTTCGGATCGTCACCTGCGAATCAACGGTGCAAACCTGTCTGCCGGTGATACTACTGCTGTAACTGCATCTGACAAGATCGGCTACAAGCACATCGTAAACCTGAAAGCCTTTGCTAAAGATAACTACATCCGTGGTATCCGTGGCGCTGGTAACCAGGAAACTTTCCACATGTTTGTTACTCCACAGCAAATGGCTGACCTGAAGTTAGATTCTGACTTCATCGCTAACGTTCGTAACGCTGGCGTACGCGGATCAAGCAACAGCTTGTTCG